TTTTACGCCTGTCTGTCAACTTTTTTTATTTTGGGCGTGTTGTTTGTTTTTGGGCGTGTCGTTTGTTTGTTTGTGTTATAGTGTAGTTATCCGTTTCAAGGGAAAGGAAAATAAAATGATGAATTTTGAAGCCGTTGTAATTGAACTTTCGGAAGACAGTGAATATCACGTTTATCTTGGCGGCATGGACTATCGTACTGTTGCCAACAATGGTGAGTTTGATGATTCTACGGTTTCGTTTGAGTCGGCATTGGCTACAATCATTGAACTGTTTCTTACTGATGATTACGAATATGTGGAACGTAAGATGGATAAGGATAGCAAGGGCCGCCGCCGCAAGGTGTTTAAAGTCACGTTGAACGACTGAAAGTAAAGCCCCTAGGTTATTAAACCTAGGGGCTTTCCTTATGCCGTCAGCTTAGGCGAAAATAAGATACCATGCTGACTTGTCGGATGGTGCTAGTGCGACGTATCTGGTTGCGCCGGATCCGCCTGTGTAGTGTGCCCAAATGTACCCGTCTGCGATTGTGCCGCCTTCGGCTAGGTTTACGGTTTGTCCGTAGTGATACTGTGCTACCACTTCCGCATTGACCGATGGTGCCGAGCGTACGTTGAGTACGTCCACGTTGACTTTGTAGGTGCGTGGGATGATGGTTACGTTATTGTTTGCTGTCGATGGGGCGGGCGTGTTTGCTGAGCGTGGGTGGAAGTATCCGATGATGCCGTTCTTGGAGATGGTGACGTATCCGGCTTTGTTGGGGTTTTGTGACATGGTTTCCAAGGTGCCGTTGCCGTTGTCTCGTACGACGATGGCGACGTGGTTCATTCCGTTACCGTTCCAAAAGGCTACGTCACCGTAAACTGGCGTATAGTCGGCACGTTCTTTGGTGAAAACGTCTTGCAGTGCGCGAGAATTGTAGAATCGTGCGGTGTAGACGCTTGCGGCGTATCCGTCTACGGTGTTGGTGTCGGCGGCTGGGATCCCGTACACGTTTCGGGCGTAGCTGCTCCATAGGTCCCAGCATTGCCCACCGTACGCACCGTCCATGTCCACAACTTGTCCGTTTACTGAGTTCATCCATTCTTGAATATTCATGTTAGTTTTCCTTCTTGTGTTTTGGTGTGCTGTTTTGTGCGAATACGCTCATGAATGGGGCGTCTGCTAGTTCTGGGTTGATGGCGGTAATGTTTTCCAAAATGGAAGTAAGCTCAATAAGAGAGATACCGCCGACAGTACATACAAATACGCTGACCGGCAAACCAAGATCTACGTGCAAGTTAATCATGTCTACAAAATAGGCTACCAAGGTTAGCATGAGGTAGGCGAACTTATGCCATAATCCTTGTCGCATTTTCTGTGAGCTGAGCGTGTCATTAAGTATGGCTTTAGCGAGTCCGGTCACGTAGTCCACGATGATGAAAAAGATTACCGCGAACACACACCATACGTCAGTTGCCGTCATTGTCATATATTATCCTTTCTATTTTCCTAACAGTTCTCCGATGATCAAACCAAAATCTGCCTTGACTTGTGAATCGTCGAAACGTATTTTACCAAGTCGATAGCCGGTGGTGAGCCGGCGGATGATATCGTCTGATTTTTTGACGTACCATGTTTTTTCATTGACATGATTGGGTTCGAGTGTGTAGACGGGTCTGGTATTGTCCTTTGGTATACGACGTGAAACATATTGTGAAACATGCCCGTCGCGTTCTGACACGGATATCCAAATACCGAATCGCGCATAGTCGGTGGTGTCCAGAATATATGAGAGTTCGCCATCGCTGGGTATGGATGCTAGCAATGTGTCCGATTCGTCACGGAACTTGTTCCTGATCGCATAGTCGGCGTAATCACCGTCGTACTGCTCCAAGAATCTGCCGAACTTGGATTGTGCGACTTTGGCTGAGAAACCGCCATAGTCGGCCAGTTCGAGACAGATAAACCCTCCGCAATAGAGCTTGTATTGCTGCTGGTTGGCCTGCTGGGAACCAATGTCCAGCCGGTATTTGGCGAAATACGGGTTAGCCTTCTGCACCGCGTTGGATAAAAACAATACTTTGGTCCTGTCCTGCCACCTGTCCACGGTGTTGTAGAATTCGGAAAAACTGTTTACCTCATTGCTTAAGAACCGTAGGTTATCGGGGAAAATCTCATCGAAAATAATCAAGTGAACTTTAGGGTAGGCGACTGACTTCAAGCCGCCTGCCTGTGAGAGTGCTACGAAGTAGCAGCATGTACGCCAGTCCTTTTCATCCCACGACGTTTTATGGATCTGCCCTTTTTCGCCATTCACGCGAAATTCGTAGGATGGGAAAAATTCCTGAATGTCCTTGAAGAACGTTTCCTTACGGTGTTGTTCCACGTCCGTGCGACGAAGATAGATGAACTCGTGGCCGTGTTTGAGATATTCCTTGATACCATATCGTTTCGCGGCGAACGTTTTGCCTAGGCCGCGTGCGCCGATCACGAAATTCCACGGAGCGTTTCGGGTGAGCAGGTTATGCAAGTCGTAGTAATCATCTTCAGCCAATGTTTGCAATGCCATATGCTCACCTCCCAAAACAATGGGAGCGTAACGTCATGACCACCGTTACGCTCCCACTAGTTACGGTCGGCTCAAGGGAAAGTCATCACATGCCGACAACCATCATTATATCACACATTAGAATGCGGGCGGATTCGATTTCCCATCCCACACGCTCAACAATGAGTACGCCTGATTGTAGCGGTTGCCGTACGGCTGGAATGGGTACGTGCTCAGGATATTGTTTTTAAGCTGTGCGAGATTGGACGCCTTCGGAATCTTGAGGGCGTTCGCTGGCGACTGGTGGTATGCCGTCACCCACAGTATCTGCATTTTATCATCATCATATTCCTGTGGATATCCGGCGTAATCTTCGGCAAACTGTTTGCGCTGACCCTCATGGGACTCGCTACGTCGCGCCCATGTTTGGAATGCCGTGGCTTCCGCTTGCGTGAGATTGCGCGTAAACTCGCCACCTGATTCCATGAGTGCCGCGATCTGTGGTGCAGCCGTTTTGAACGCAGTATAGCCGGTTGGGTCAGCCGTTTTCATGGCGTTTAGCACTTGTAGCCGGCGTGAAAAACTCCATTGCGCTATGCCGATACCCTGCAAGTTGGCCGCTTCCACTGCATCCCAGCGCAAACCGGCTTCAACCGTTCCTACCACATAGAGCGCATACGAGTTTTCCGCGCTGACCGAGCTGGAAGGGTGCCCTTGTCCTTGCGAGTCGGACGGTTGACCAAGGGGGGCTTTTTCCGAAAAATTATTGGCCGTTGTCCTGTAGAAGATCCGTGTTCGAGCGCCACTGTTATCGGTTTCGTGTAGATAGAGATTGTCACCCTGCCAGTGTATCCACGCGCCCCCGCGTGACGTGTCGGGGTTTCCTTGATTGTTGTCGCCGGTTGGATTGTTGACGTCCGGTTTCGGCATGGAGCGTGGATGCAGATAACCTAAGAGTCCAGCGGTGGGGAACCATTTGAGTGCGCTTGCGTCGGGGTTTTGGGTGATCACGTAAATGTTTCCGTTTTGCACGCCATCTGCCGCGACTATCGCCACATGAGTATAAGGGGTGTAGGTGCCGTATCCCCATATTGCTACGTCACCCGCTACTGGCGAGTATCCGTCTGCTGGGGTCCGTTCGTATACTTGTTCGCACCGTGTGGACACGGGGTATGCGGTATACAGTCCTCCCGCGTAGCCGGTTGGGGTGATGCAGTCTTGAATACTCATGCCGTACATGTCCATACTGTATTTTGCCCACAAGTCCCAGCATTGCGCCCCGTACGCTCCGTCCATATCCCAAAAACGGTTTTTCGTCTGATCAATCCACTGGGTAAAAGTAATAGCCATAACGTAATTATACGTTATGGCTATTATCCTAAATCATCATCACATTACCATGCGACGGTAAAACCACCACCCATCAAACCGTTAGGCGAACCATGAGCGCCAGTCGTGACGTACGGTTGGATACCAAACGTGCCACTCACATGATCGTCAGACCCCAACACCTTGAACAAGGTGGCGTCGTTCGCGCCATTGGATGCCATGAGAGACCATGCGTCAGGCTCGTTCGTAGTATCCTTATTGCGTTCCGCCCATTTCGGCAATGCGTTTTTGATATCCACAAAATTAGCGGCGGTGACGTTACTGGCGAGATGCCAACCGAACGTGATGAGTCCGCCCGAAGCGTTGACGGTGAACAGTGCGAGCGTGTTGGTGGAGTCGCGCCACGAATACGATTCCGTACGCCCCGTGTAATTGTGGTTGATATAATCAAGCATATAAGATACGATCACATTGGTACCGTCCGCATTCGGGTGAATGTCGCCGGTCGGGAAATACGTGTTATTGCCTAGATTCCACGTCCATGCCCACGGTACCGCTTCCACGCCGACTTCACGGGCGGCGGAAATACAGCTTGCGGAATTATACCGCCAATAATTTGATACTGGAGTCCAATCCCACATCATAGGTACAACAATGATCCGCGCGTTCGGAAACTCACGTTTCACCCCCTCGTATAGGCTTACGGCAGCGGTACGCAATGCACCCGAATACCCATCGTTCGTGTTACGGCTTCCTGCGATCACCACTAAGCCAACCTCATCATGATTGTAGCTAGTGTCAGCTTTCGCCTTATTAAGTTCGCTCTGGAACGTGGTGTTTGGTGCGGTGTAACCCGCGCCTGCTATACAATAATTGTGCAGTATGCTATTCTCACCCAGCCGGACGTTGAGCACGGTCGGCCATTCACGCGTCTTATCCGCGTTAGTCCCGTACGAGTCCCCGAACGTGACCAAGTGGCCGTTCGTTCGTGAGAAGGTTTTAAGGATCCTAGCGATAGCGTCGTTAGCGCCGATAGCGTCCGAAGACGCCTTATCCCACTTAGTCTTATTGGCGGTGGCGTGAGCGGTGGTGTCCGCGCCTAGCGCGGCGAGAATCGCAGTATTGGAATTGGCTTTTTGAGTGGCGGCGTTGGCTTTTTGAGTGGCGGCGGCGGCGTCTGCCAGTGCTTCAATGGCGTCCGAAGATGCTTTATCCCACTTTGTCTTACTGGCGGTGGCGTGCGCTGTGGTGTCCGCGCCGAGCGCGTTGAGGATTGCGCTATTATTGTCGGCCTTGCTTGTGGCGGTGGCCACGTCCGCAGCCGCTTTATCCCACTTGGATTTACTTTCGGTGGCATTGTCCACCGTGTTATCCACAAGCAGTGCCTTCATAACCGCTTGCGTTTGGGTTTCACGAGCTTCCACCCCTTCGATACGATTGAGATGCTGTTCCATCGTCGTATCGATGGTGCGCATGGAGTTGTTATAGCCGTCCCTCAAGTCGGCGGGGTCATTGTCGCCATACAAGTTCAACCCGTAATTGTCGGTTTTCGTATATACGGTTGCCATTGTTTCAGTCCTTTTCTCGAATCTGAGTCTGCAGTTGGGTGAGGATCTGGTCTATCATGCGCATGGCATGATTGTATCCGTCTCGCATGTCCATTGGGGTCGCGTCATTGTAGAGGGGCAACCCCCAATGACGGGTCACGTCATATGCGGCCACGTCAACGGGGGTTGCTTGCGGGTTATCTGCCATGTTCTATCACTTCCCCGAAGGGGTGGTGGATACGAACGGCAGGCCCTCCGCCGTAACCTTCGTGTCGGTGAGGTTCTTGACGGTGTACTGTCCGCCACCGGTGGCTGGAACTCGGTTCAAGAAATGATTCAAGGCGGTACCGAGTGCGCCGGCGTTCGATGCGCTCAATCCGAGAGCGGTGGTGAACGCTTTCAATCCTTCCGGTAGGGCTTCCGGTGTTGGAATGTTATCGATTCTGTCCGACTGGGTTTTCAACGTCGTATCCAGAATGTCCATCGAACGGTTGTATTGGCCTTGAAGGTTCGGCGCGTCCGTCGCGTCATACTTTTCAAGATTATAATTAGTTGTCTTCTGAGTCATTTTTCCTCCTATTTATTGTTGGTTATTCATGTGTTTTCATGAAATTGTTTTGCACGACACCGTTGGCGAGATTTTCCACCGTCAACGCAGTGACCGGCTCCCCATCATCCACATGCACGTCACGCGGCGTAATGCGCGGCTCGTCGTTATGGAAAATGGTTTTATTACCCAAGACGGCCATCTCAAGGCACGTATGCGCTGAAGCCATCGGCACGGAGAGTTGCGCCATCTGGTTAACACGCGCACCGAACACCGCAAGTTCGCGGTACATGTCTCTGTTCGTGTTCTTGGAATCTTCGTACTTACCACGAGTCGGATTGTAGGTCAAGTCCGAATCTTCATACTGGCCAACCTGCTTTTCAAGATCATCCAAGGTTTTATTGATACGGTCGAACTGTTCATTGAAACCGGCCACCAACTGTTTGATGGCTTCAACGTCCGCGTTTTCGTCTTTGGCGAGATTGTCCAACTGTTCGCGCAGCTCGTCCAAGTGTCCAGCCACTTCCTGCACATACCCCAACACGGTGAGCGTGTCGCGGTACGAGAACGGCTGAACCGTGGTGAAATACCGTTGCCGTGGGTCGATATCCAATGGCGCGGCGCATGTGTTAAATCCGTCCATAATCCTCCAATCTGTCTCAAATCCAGTATACTCTAATGACCGAGATTATAAGCGAGTGACGTACTGTACAATTGCGGTACGTTGGTCATGTTGTCGCCACTGCCCCACAGCCCCAAAAACAGATCTTCCAACGAACCAATAACCATCATGTCAATGTTCAGCATGGTATTACGCCAATCAAGCAATAACTGGGATTGCGAACCGCTGGTACCGAGCGTATGCGACGTGCTGTTGCCTTTATCGGATGAGTGCGCGTAGTCGGTGTTGCTGGTGCTGGTTGCGGTGGCCGTACTATCCTGCTGGGTTGCCGTATGCGTATTGCCTAGTGAGTCCGTCTGTGACGCGCTTGTCGCGAACTTTTTAAAATCGTCAATACGGGTCTGCGGGAACTCGCTGTTAAACGTCATGCTGGAATTGTCTGCGGTAGTGTCGGACGTGCTATGTGCGGTGGACTCGTTCGACTGCGTGCCCGAAGATTTTCCCGAAGACTCATTCGTACTGGTCGAATCCATAGTCTGCCGAATATCTGAGGTGATGAAGGGGTCGAACTTACGCTGTGCCGACAAATAGAGCTGATTATAATAGTCCATTTGCTCCCGCATGGTGCGCCCCAGATAGAATACGAACATTTGCGGGGTTTCCGAACCGATTTCACGTAGTGCGTAGTGGGCTACGATTTTTTCGTTCAATTTCGCCCTATACGTTTCGTCGAAAATCGGATAATATTGAGCGCTCAAATGTAGTTTTTCGTCCGTATCATATCCACGGTCTATCAGATTACCCAAAGTCAAGGTGTAGTCTGCCATACTGTCTTTGACCGCATACATGCTCAAGTCCTGCACCATTATTCTTCCTCCTTATTGCCTTCCACGTCCAAGAGTCCACCACTTGTGGTGTCGTTCCATTCAATGCCGATGGGGTATCCGGAGTCGGCCATTTGCGGCCACAATCGGTTAATCGTATCGCACGCCTGTTGACGCGCCTTCAAATAGCTCAATCGGAACACGTTCGTACGACTGTTGCCCGCAGTCACCTCACTTTCAAGCAACCTTTCCTTCTTCTCGGTGGTTGAATTGTCGATACCAAGGTAATTGACAAGCTCGTTCCAGATCTGCGTTTTCGTGGTGATGATCTTATCCGCCAAAAACGGGGTCACGTTCGGGAATGTTTGGAACATGCCGGTAATGTCCGCCGAGTCGTACGTGTAAATGTATGGGTCGCCATCTTCCCTTGCCTTCATAAGGTTTTGGGCGGTGAGCTTGTTGGTTTCGGACGTGGCGATAATCAACGGCACTGAAATATTGTCCAAGTTGACGTCCAACGCGCGGTCTGCGATAGCGAGTCGTGTGGCGTAATTCCACATGACGTCGATCATGGTGCAACGCAATTGATTGTCCCAGATGGGTACGCATTCCTTGCTTCCGATCTGCGGGTGCGAATAATTCGTGGCGACTGGCTGGAACGAGGTTGGATTATTGTAGTTGTTCACCCCACCGATATTGCCCGCTGTGACCATGAAGCGGTTGACGCCCTTACGTTTGTCTGGGAAAAAGAGGGCTAGACCATTCTCGAATAAGGTGAGTTCCAAATAGCGTTCGTCAATATATGGGGGTAGGTTGATCCATTTGAACCGGCTTACGGCCAGCATTTCAATCAATTTCATGTATTGGTTAATCCTGAGCGATTGCCGCATTTCAGGCAGATTCAGGTTGCCCCACATGGAGCCTAACACGCTCTGATTGTCCCAGTGCGCGGCTTTGCGCGCGTTATTGCGTTTACCCATAATCACCGTCCTATATAAGTAATGGAGAGAGTTTTTCAACTCTCTCCATTATATCTAGTATGCGATACCGGCCAGTGGCGTATTGTCAGCGTAATCGGTGACTCCGATTTTCTCGGGGTCAGTCCACACGGTCACGCCAGACTCGAAAATACCTTTGACCGTCAATCGGTATTCTTCGGGGCATGTGCTCGAACGCACGTACAGTTCATGCAGTTTCCAGTAGGTGAAATTGCTCATGGCCATAAGATTTTCAGGCAATTTCATGAAGCGCTGGACATAGTAGCCGTATCGCAGCCACACTTCTCCGATGGCTTGCATGGCGGCGGGCGGTATCTGCCGGAAACGTACCATGACGCCAATCAGTCCGTTGGCTAGGTTGAATGCGTCACCTCCCAGCGCGCCGGACGTGGTGGGCGGCACTGTCTGGGTCTGCTGTACCTGCGCGTTGATACCGGCGATCGTGTTTTCGTAATCGCCCTGCGCGGTGGCTTGCGCCAATTGTTTGTTCATATCGGCAAACTGCATGGTCTGTTGATTGGAAAGATTGGTTTGTGCAAGGGAGAAAGCGTTGGCCTGTGAGGTGGAAGCGTTGTTGGTGGTTTGCGTGTTCGCCAATTGCTGGTTAGCGGTTGACACGTTGTTATTGTAGGTTTGCTGGTTCGTCCATGCGCCTATCGCAGTGCCAGCAATGGCACCGGCCACACCGCCAATATTGCCGGTGACGGCTGAACCTACCGCGTTCGCCACACCCGAACCGATGGTATTGAGCTGTGCCATCTGGTTATTGAATCCAAGATTCTTCAACGTGAGGTCGGTTCCCATTTGCGCGCTCTGGTTGCTGATCGCGTTCATGGCGTTCCGGTTCGACGTGCCGAGCCTGTTCTGCGCACTCGCGTATTGGGTGCCCAATTGCGCTTGAGCGTACGCATTATTGATGCCCATTTGGGTTTTTTGAAAGCTCCAGTCGGCGGATTGTTGCGCGTATTGGCGAGTGTAGGCACTGTTCGCGAGAGCGAGAGCCGAACCGTTGTTGACGGCCATGAAGGTAGGGAAATTCGTGATGCCAAAGGACGCGTTGAGCATTTCACCCGTGTCGATGGGGAGTCCTTTGCCGTCCGGCAATGGTTGACGTTCGCCCAAGTTTCCCGCATGGTAGCCGCGTGCGTAAAAGTTGAGTCGGGGGGAGGGCGGCGCGTAATTCCATGATTCACGGATAATCAAGTCAGCGCTCGGGATCTGCTCAGGCTCATACGTGATCACAGTGCCGTTCAAGCAACTGCATTCAATGTAGGCATAAGGGGCGGTCAAAAATTTCTTGAGATACTTATAGCGTTCCGGTAGACTAAAGGTGTCTCGGAAATTTTTGAGATTGATGATATCCGTATAACGTGCGTTGCTATTATCGTTTCGTTTGCGCAATTCCCAACAATTGCCAATAAAACCTACCGAGTGTCCGAAGAGTTCCGTTTTTTTCGGTTGACCGTCCAATAAGGCTTGCGGCAAATGTGGCACGGCATAAATGCCGCAAATGCCTTGCGTGACCCACGGGGCGTTCATGCCTTCGGAGAAGAATGTGACTATATCGGCTGGAGTGTCCAAATAATACATGCTGGTGCCGTTAAGCTGACTCTCGAACGCGCTACCGGTGGCGGTGTTGACCACCGGATTATCCTTCGTGCCCGTGTCCGCTTCCAGATCGGTGGTGCTTACGATGATCAGACCATAGGACGTGTATTTTACCCCATCATGTTCGCCAATATCCATGAGCGGCTTCCATGATTCATTCGTAAGCACGGTGCATTTGCCGGTGTCGAGTCCTTCTGGCAGATCCAAATAGGTTTTGCCCCAGTCTTTCCACGCATTCTCGTTGGCTACGCCCACATGGCCGCGTTCCACATAGGCGTTGCCCAGTTGAATGTCATGCTGGAAGCTCTGCCACACGTCCAACTGAATGTTGAGTTGCGTGGTGTTGGCGTTGATATAGTCGCATGTCTGAATGAAATAATACCAACTACGTGGGGTATCAAAGTCGTAGTCGTTCGTGGCGATCAGATAATTATACTGACATGCCTGAGCGAAAGGCACCGGCAATCTTACGGGCAGTCCATATTTTGACATGGTGCAGTTCGTGAACTCGATACCGTCCAACCGGCTGAAATACTCTTGTTGAGCCTGTCTGTCCCATTTGACGATATCCCTATAGCCCATATCCCACGGCACGTTACACAGTTTGAATCTCGTGTTTGGCGTCCATTTTGCGTAAGAAAAATTAATCGGTAGGTCATTAGCGCTCATAACAATCCTCCTAAAAAATAATAGGTGTGGATACCAAGTCTATCCACACCTATTTTACCGGCTATTATCTAATGTCAGGCGTTGACGGTGATCTGCGTCATGCCCGTTTCTCCCGCGAACTTCACGGTGACGTTGGCGGATCCCGCGCCGGTTCCGGTCAACACGCCATTAGGGACAATGGTGGCGTGCTGGTCTACAGACCACATGGCGAGATTGGTTACGTCCGCCTTATTGCCGTCCGTCTTGGTAGCGATCGCCTTGAGCGTGATATGCTCGTTGGCCTTGACGGTTTTTTCGCCCTGAATCTCAAGAGACGCAATGGCTCCCGCCTTCCAACCACCAAGCCATTCACCAACCACGGGCACGGATAGTGCGTCGGAAACCGTCTGGTCAATTTCTGGCGTGGCCGGATTAATGTAGGTGGCCTGCGCGGTGACCTTGAGGGTTTCGGCGGTTTCGTCGAGACCGCAACGGAGGATACCGTCGTTGTCGATGGTGGTGAACTGGCTGGTTGCGCCTTCGACTGCGTATTTGATGCCCTTTGGCTGGAAGGTTGCCTTATCCTTGTTGGCGCTCGTAATGGTGGACACCACTTGCACCAAGTCGCCACGCGACACGTTTTCAGGAGTGACGGCATTCTGTCCGTACTTCTTGACGCGCAGCTCGAACACCGGCGTGGAAGTGGTGAGCGTATCCGGCAGCACCACCGACTCAGTGGAGCCTTCGCCGGTCCAGAACAGCACTGCGTTCGCAAACGGGTTAGGGGTGATGCTTCCGCGGTGCTTGTAGAAGATGTTGCGGGTGCCGTCGATAGGATTGACGGGGCTATTGGTGGTCTCCAACATTTCATCCCAGCAGAAGAAGAAGTCTTCCGTGGTCAAGACGGCCTGCACCTTACCACCCTGTCCACCGATACCGAACATATCCTCAGGAATCGGAATGATACGATACGGTACATTGACCTTATCGATGTTGAAGGCGGCGGCCAATGCTTCCACGTTGAGCGCGGCGATCACCTGCGGAGTGGCGAACAGTATCGCTTCGCTATCGCGCCACGGGGTAACCCAGCTCATTGCGTTATAGCGTGGCATGGCCGACATTGGGGACGCCTTCAGTTCGTTGGCAACCTGCTGGATAAGGCGCAACAATCCCTTGGCGTCAGCTTCGGTGGAGTCGGCCTTGCCAACGTCGGGGGTATGGATGCGATAGAAGCCGCCCTTACGCGCGTATTCTGCGAAACACTGCGTCTTCATCAAATACATGTCGTTCCTATCACTCAGGATAGGCGCGTTCATGATCTCCGCAATGTAATCGGCCATGCCGCTTTCGCCATCGAATGCGGTCAGCAAGGCGTCTTCTGGGATGGTGACGGGATAGTAATGATCGAAGGTGAGCGGATGGAATACGCTTGCGGTTGGGAGCGAGTAACGCCCGTACACGTCATCCCCAAGGTACTCTTTGTTGAAGTTACGGGTGCGTGCCTTGACCAAACCTACCGCAGCCTGCTCATAGGTGGAGCCGTAGCGCTTCAAGGTGCGTGGGGAGCCGATGAGCTTCAAAGGATCATCCCAGTCCGCGTGCTGGATATAGAGCCCGATGAGACGCTGGATCAGTACGCCCGTAAACTCGTCACGAAGGTATGGGAAATTGCGCATGGTGTCCACGGCATTGCGAATGTTGCCCTGCGTGGCGGATGGAATTCGGGTTTGGAACTGGGGGCTGGTGGCGTTTCGGACTGCGTTGAAGATCTCAACGTCACCCTTGCCGGCCAATGGTCGAATATTGGACATTACTTATACCTTTCTTTTTAGTCGAACAAGTCTTCGATGGACTCGCCATCACCGTCGTTGTCGCCATCACCGTCATTGTCGGACGGTGCGGGTTCGGTGTAGCCGAGCGTGTCCATCATGGCCTTCAACGTAGCCAATTCTTTTTCAATGCTGTCGAGCCGTGCGGAAACGTCCGGCTCCTGATTCGGTTCCGGTTCCGACTCCTCTTTCGGTTTGACCTCATCGTCCACAGTTTCGGTCTGCTGTTCCTCTTCGGTCGGCGGCGGAGTAGTGGTTTCCTCACCGTCATTGTTTGGGTCTGCCATGCAAAGCTCCCTTCATATTGGTAATGTTTCCATCAAAATTATATCATGCGACGGGAAAAAATAAATGACCCCGCAATCACGCGGGGTCTAGACTGTCTTATGTGAGCGCGAGTTGACAATCGTAGGGCACTACCGCCACGATAGTGATATTCACGGGTCGGCGGCATTCTCAGCCGTGGCAGTCCGACACATGTTGTTCCCAGTCGAAAATCGACGCTCAGAAGACACAAGTATTATAGCATGACCATCGTTCCGTAGTCATCCATGACCTGCATCCCATGCCGGAACTGCTCGTAGGGGATAGGTTTCGCAAACATGTTGCCCGCCATGCATACGTCAACCCCCCCGTCCTCTCTCCATCCTTGATACCGGTTCATGCCTAATATCGTAAGCTTTTCGTATTTGGCGGCGATCTTCCACTTACCCAGTTCAGTCGGATGGATCTCGCATGATCGCACGGGATCCCAACCGGATAGGATGCAACCGTCCGTATTGGCATACAACACTCTACCCGCGTTCGCGTGGCAGACGGTCATGAGCTTGCGACGTGCATAAGCATTCACCCATACGGGCACGGGGAGAAAATCGGTTTTCAAATTCGATTCCTCACGGTGCGCCACGTCCCAGTCCAAGGTTATGCCATCGTTGGAGGTGGGGAGCATGACGGATCCTTTTGGTAGGCTAGCCATTTTGCCTACGAGCGCGTTCATGATCAGTTTCGCCATCTGCCGTTTCTCACCCGTCGCCTTCTGTTTCAGTCCTCCCCATTCATCGATGAATGACCTGAAGAATCCTTTGGAGCGGCGGAACTTCCAGCCGCGAACGTGCTTGTATATGGTGACGTTATAGTTTTCGTAGAGCAGTTCTTGGTCAATGTCAGTCAGTACGCGCGTGATATAGCCACGGGTTGAGGTGAGTCGATTCAGCCCATAGACACTGCGATTGTCAAGCAAAAAGGGGTAGCCGTTTGGTTTGAGTTCCGCGCGAAACGTGAGCTCGTCGCAATGCAGTGGCATGTCGCTGTCCTGTTCGTATTTGCCTTCATACTGTTCAGGTAGTCCCCACGGGAGCCATTCATCTCGTAGTATGGACGGATACATTGAGTTGCAGTCAACGTCGATAGCCTTGCTGTACATGCCTTCGTTGGCTAGCATGAATCCGCCGATATAGGCGTCATGCAATGACTTTTTGTCACCGGATTCTAATTGTGGGAATTTGTCGTAATACCATTTCCACTCGCCGGACGCGAACGCTTCCATGCTCGCACCGCCTGCCGTAATCTTACACAAGCCGCGCAGGTCATACTCTCTAAGTATTGAGAGCAGTTGCGTGTCAGTCATGGTGAGCCTGCAATTCTCGCGTAAAAGATTCGATATATCGAAAAAGCGCGCCGAGTTCTCACGGTCAATCCGTACGGTGAAGCTGAAGAATTTGCCCTTTTTCGACACTATCGCATCCCAGCTCAAGTCAGCATTATGCTCATTGTGGGGCAATGCATGTACGACGTGCGCGACAAAAGGGTCAAGCATTTCGGGGTCAGTCACGTAGACGGTGAGTTTTCCGCCCGACATGATGGACGCCAACAGACGATTAGGGGCGGCAACGCCGCGCAAGACAGTGCCGTCCGTAAAGCGTATAACGTTATCCACACACCATAATCCCACTCTTTTGTCTTGCACTGTCATAGTATACCTTCCCTTGATTGACCACAGCTACTTTTCCAGTGCGCCCGCTTCCGACACCCACCGGTCAAACTGCCTGCGCGAACGCTGATACCCCTCGCTGTTATCTCGGAACACTGAAGTGAAACCGTGTCGAACGGGGTCATACACCGTCCAATCGAACACGATGCGCGGCGCGTCCGTCTGTTCGATGAACGCGCGCTTTTGCGCGGCTGACAATTGACGGAACCGCTTCAATCTTTTCGATCCGAGCGTGGTAGCCAAGATCTTCTCGAACACTTCATATCGCCCGCGTGACATGTAAGACGGCCAATTATGATCATCATACAAGTCGGGGCGAGTATCCGTCTTCCGTTTTTTGGAGGTTTTAAGTTTCTGCTCGGTACGCAAGCCCAATATTTCTGCCACGTCATGCATCTGTTCCCGTAGTTCATTCCGGTGTCCACTCTCCAATTGACTGCGCACGAACGCTTCATCTGACAGTACGTTCGTCATTTGCAGGAAGTCCGTGAGTTTCGACGGGATGATCTGGGTGCGCCCGAAGCCTTCGCCGGTAGTGCCTTCAAGTTCGGCCACGCGCTGATCGTATACGCTGCGTTGCGGTTTGGCTTGCTCTTTGTTCCATTCGTTGATCTTCCGACGTGCCGCATTGATTTTCCGTTGCTGTTGCCTGAGCAGTTTACGACGTTTCGCTACGGGTTCCGCGTCGATTTGCGCGTTCGTGATTGGCGTGCGCTGGGCAAACATGTAGTCTTTTTTCGTCGGCTTTTCCGCGGCACTGGCATGGTAGGGGGTTGCTTTCGCTTCCGCTATGGCCTGTTTCTTCTGCCGCTCCCACTCTTTACCCAAGGTTTTCGCGATATTGACTAATTGTTGATCTGCGGTTTTAGCGAGATTCGAGTGAGAGTAACTGCCGAGCTGTTTGATATTGCGGGCGGCACGAGCTTGCGCGGCCTGACGTGCCTTGACATGCTTTTGCTTCCGAGACATATGGCACAGTCCTTAAGATGGCGAGAGCACCCAAAGTGGGTGCTCTCTATGAACGAACGTTACTCAGTTATTATAGCAAGCTCACTTGGTTTCCTTCTCGTCCACCGGCTCAATGCTGAAAAACTTGAAACCGCGACGGGAACGACGTTCCACCACCTTGATTGCCAATGGTGCTTCCCAAGTGTTCGGGGTTCCGAAGATCCCAAACATGGTGTTCAATCCTGCAGCCAACGTGGGGGAGGTGGCCGCATACGCCTTGTTATCGTCGGTCACAATAATGACACGCACGGTGTTGGATACTTCTCCCGTCTGATCGTCCGTCACCTGTACAGCCTGCGCGACGGCATTCACCATATTCAAGGTTTCGTTAAGGTGTTCGTCGAGCTTTTCGGCGTTCTGCAATGCCGAGTAGAGCTTGATTTTGCCCTCACGGGTGGAGGTGTCGATGAAGTGCTGGACTGTGCCGAGTTCGGTGGATTCGGTGTTGAATGCCACGAGTGCGGTGTTGGTGTTTTCCATGATATTTACCTTCCCTTATTATTGTTGTTTTTATTTTCAGGCTTATGCCTAAAATCTTTTATATCACATGCCGTCATTATTTTCAATGTCGGCGTGTCGTTTGTTTGTATGTTCTTCGGGGTTCCATTCCTGCGGTTGCTCAAAAGTCGCATACTTGTAAAAAGTTTCCTCATTCATGGAAACCTTTTGCGAAAAAATATTGATAGAGCGTGGGATGAAATTAGGGAACAGTTTCTTTGCACGAATCGAATACGCGCGGGCGTCCTTCAACCGTCCGTCGATAACATGCTCGGCTTCCATAAAATCACCGTCAACAAGCTCCATGCCCTTAAGCACGGCATACACGCGCGTGCGGAAAATATCGGTTTTGGTTCTAGCCAATTTTTACCTCCCTTGCAGTAAGATTTTTTCCAACTCGCTATCATTATATCGTGTCGTGTCCAGTCTGTCAAAATTTTTAAACACGGCAATAATAAGGTTTTGCGCCTGCGGGCTATCGAAAATAGTACAACAGTCGTACGATGTGGCACCCTTGACCGCGCACACTGCGCACCATGCAATCAGGTTAGGCGGATTCACTGAACCATCCAAATATTCCACGTCATACGTGCGGGACAAAGCGGCGGCGAGTCCATCACCAATGCACATGCTTCCGCAAATCTGAGACACCGTGACCACCGCTTGCGTAAACCACGCGCTAGGCGCTTCACGCCACAGTTCGCACAGCATATTGACCGCACGACAACACGTTTCAAAATCACCATAGCCCATGTCGTAACGAATGAGATTCAATTCACGGGTATGACCCTGCGTGGCCTTGACAATACGTGGCGACTCCATGATCGCATCATCAAACCGGCGCAGTCGATAGATTGGCGTGCGATCATTGCCACGGTTAAACATAGTACCTTCTTTCTACTTTGAAATATGCGACATTCTTCGTATGTGAAGGCACTGCCGCCCACTTGCGCACCAACTCGGCGGCTTTATCGTAAGAGGTGGCGTAGCCTACTTCAATAGGTGGTTTATCACTATATCTCAGATACGCCAGTGCGACAAAAGTTTCATACATGATTAAAACTCCAATTCTTCGGACTCGTTTCCAAGACTCCACATGTCATGCCACAGTTGCAGGTCAGGACACCGTTTCGGCATACCCGACTTATGTTTTACACCCGCCCAAAACGCACGAAGACGCCAATACGAGTCAGCATAAACACAACCACCGCAAGTCCAAGAATGCAACCAACCACGAACATACATGACTAATCCCTATCCAGCAATGGGGTGTTGGCAATGTCAATAGCATCAAGCATAAGGTCAACAACTTGAGATCCGTCCCCAGCATCATACGCACACAAGGCCGACGCATTACACACCCCGCCACTCGGCGTGCGAAACTGGACAGCATACCGCAATTCATAACGATGGCCGTGAGGACAATACCACAAACGTACACCACCGCCCACAAACGGAGACGCAAACACGGCAACGTTCATATCATTCATACACATTTCAGAAACCTTTCACAACAAAAACCAACACAATAGCCACACTCACAACAAGCATGACCAAAAAACACATTACGTCACGCATATCACGCGGCGCTTCACGAAACGCTTCAGCACTCGCGGCAATCATGAGAATCGCAAACAGAACGACAACAATACTCATATAGATCATCATAACACCTCAGAATACATGAAAATCCCTATAAAAATGCCTGAAATCAAAATTACGACAGTACTCAAAACCACTATCCAAATCAACAAAATCCATGATAGGGTCATACTTACCGCAGAATCCGCAATACAATTGGAATCGGTAGTCAACCCCACAGTAATCGCAGATCGCTTCACGCCAGCGAAAACTACAGCTCAACCCCGTAAACTCATCAATGACGGTAAAATAATGCCATTCCATAATACCACTCCAATCAGGCCAAAGACACTCGAACCATACCAACCATGACGCCATCAATATCGAACGTGGCGTTATCGATATCCACGCTCACATGCTCGACATAGGCACCACGAATATGAGACAAAACACCATCAAGTGCAGACTTAAGCGTAGGAGCATAAAACTTCCCACTCGGCTTCACACAATCAGGAAAAACCTTAAAAACCTGAAAACCATCGGCAGTAATAATAAAATACCACATGATAAACCTCCCTAATCAACATTCATATTGATAACACGAACTATCTGACGCAACTTTGCAATACTGGCATTCATATGCGGAAACCCTCCCGCATGTCATGCTCTCCAAGCTCGACCAACTTATATCTATCGCCCTTAGCCGTGTCAAATCGACCAAGCTTAACCCCATATTCAGCAAGATAATCATTAGCAGAAACCTCCCAGTCAAGGCCACAAACAGCACCGCAGATACCCGTAACCCGCTCAGCGTCAAGGTCATGATACAAATCGTAATCACCACCTACCAAAGTATCAAAATACCAAGTATCATCACCGGTCTGCTGCCACATACCAAAACCGGTAATATTGTCAGCAAAAATCAACGAAGTCCAACCCTCATCACCTCTAATAGCAACCAACTCAGCCGGTAATTCTTTATCGGTATGAACATCAACACCAACAATATTCATCTCATTTACCTCCAATCACCAACCAACACGGCTAGAACGGTAATAGTCAATAGCATTAGTAGACTTCTCAAACCTCATACGAGAAAGCGTAATACCATACTGCTTGAGCAGTATATGACGAATACGGGTTTTTGCACCACTCAAGGTAGTGACTTCACCAAGACTGAATGTATAAACATTCTCAATATCAGTAAAAGAAACCACAACCCAATCGCGTGCCCAATCGATTGCAATAATAGTGTTCATTTTATTTTCCTTTCCCTTGAAACGGATAACTACACTATAACACAAACAAACAAACGACACGCCCAAAAACAAACAACACGCCCAAAATAAAAAAAGTTGACAGACAGGCGTAAAA